TCTCATGCTCTGTGTACCTGTTCCACTTGTCAACATCTTCTGCGTTGCGGTAACAGCCTATGCAGACAGGATCGCCCAGAGTCGTTGCACTGCAATAGCCGATGCAGGGCGATTTAACTTTCAACTTTCTTGGCTTTTCGTTTGGATCAATGACTATACGCATGACGGTCTCCTTCAAAGTGATTCTTATAAGCATCAGACATCAGTCCCTTGAAACCCTGAATCTTCTGTGCCTCTGCGATGCCCTCGCGTGTGAGCTGATAGGTGGGTGTTGCTACGTGCTTGCGCCCGTTCGCATAGCGAATCATCAAGCCTTTCTTCACAAGTATTGAGAAAACATTACTCAGGCTCGCTAGTTGATTTGACACGTTGGCATAGTAGTCATTGAAAAAGTCCTTGTTAATATCACGCCACTGGCGCACAGACAGGTCTGCGTTGTCAGGGTTTGTCTCATACAAAACAACCAGCACCTCCTCAGTCTGCATCAGGGCTTTTCGCGGTCTACGTAGCACGGGCTTTGTGGGCGCGGTACGAGCCACTGGTACGGCTTTCTTTTTAATGCCCAGCTCCGCGATACTCCGCGATGCCTCGTCCAGCACACGCACGATCTCGTGACGGGGTGCTTTGAACTCTACTTCTGCTATGGCTTTGCCGACTTCTACCAGCAGACACTTCAAGATTGGATCGTTCATTTGTTTTCCTCCAGTTTCATGTTGTTAATATATTCGTTATGGTTTTCCAGCACAGCCTGTTTCAGTGTTGACACGCTGTCCGGTTGTCTTTCAAGTCGTAGCTCACAGTCACACTGTGGCTCATAGAGTACATACCAGTTATCGCCTGTTCCATACGGGTCTATTTCCTCGGCATACCTGACATCACAATACGGGCAATTCATTTAGTCCTCCTTTGTGGGTTTTGTTTGTGGAATGTCCACGTTACACATCATATGGTACATTGTCAAGCTATAAAGACACCATCTCCACCAGCGCGTAGGCATACAGTACGATGCACACTGTGGCTGGTAGGCAGAATAGAATCAAGTCTTTCATAAAGTTTTTCATGTTAGTGTCTCCGCTATTCCTAAAAACTCCAGTATGTTCTCTGTCGTGTATGGTACTGTGTATCTCTCAAGGAACAGCCTGAACAGCCGTTCCCCAGTCTGATCATCCCAGTTATTGAGTATCATGCGTACTTGTGGCTCGTTGATTTCCATCACAGCACCTCCTGTTTCACTTCGAATGTGAATCCAAGCTCTTTAGCCAGCGCGACAGTTTCCCGCGTAAACGTCTTGCTACCCACCAGCCTTGCCAGCTTGCGCCCTGCTTCGTTTACAGGGTATATGCGCTCGTTACCATATGCTGTTTTGATTTCTACTTCTATTGTGTTCATTGTTTATTGCTCCTTTGTTTCTATAAAATCAAAGTCAACCGTGTACGCTGTCTTGTACTCGCCATCGTGCAGTACCTCGAAGCCTTCGGCATCGTCATTCAGCCAGCGGTACTTATACTCGACATCGTCACAGATATAGGCATCACCTACAGGTACACCTACACCCTGTTCAACCAAGTCTTTCCTTACTTTTACTCTGTGGTTCATTGTGCTATCTCCTCTAATTTAAAGCCTCGCTCACGTAATACTATATAATGCAATGCTATGTGAATCTTTGTCATGTATTCAGTAGGATTCAATACCGATTCAATTATAAACTCAGTAGGTATTGTCTGTAGTAAACTTTTATATTTCTGTTTTGCTGTCATTTTGCTATCTCCTCTATATGTGGTCTTTAAAAACTGGGTACGTTTCACCGAATCTTTGCGCAATCTTTGTGAGAGTCTCAGCAGAGGATTTACCGTAAAGTTCCTCCCTGTCCCAAAATCCTACACCATGCCTGTTTCTAGTAAGCCAGAAATCATGTCCAGCTTGCTCTTCCAAATCGTCTGACATATAACACTGAACACTAGAATAGAAAGCCAGACAATCAATGGCTGACTCTCTCAGGAAATCGCTGTCAAGTTCTGCGCCATGTTCAGGCTGATCAATGTCACCGCATTCTGTGAAGTCGATTGCCTCCAAATAGGCATTAAAAAAGGTCTTTTCTTTTTTGGTCATTTCAATTTTCATTGTTTGTGCTCCTCTGTTAAAAATTAATTAAATCTTCTTTGAAAAACATTTTAGGCATAGGCTTGGCATCTAACAGGTGCTCGCCTCGCAGTATTACAAAGTCTTTGAAGCCTCGCTGTTTCATTGTGTCAAAAGCCACAGTCTCCATGTTTAACAGCGACAGTCTACCATCTAAGCGAATAATGCCTCTGTCTCCTACTGCTTCCCGTCCATCATCGTGTAGGAATTGTGCGTAAAATTGCATTGTTTACTCTCCTTCGTTTTACAGTATAGGTTGCTGATTCATCCTGACTATTACGCTATCTGGATCAAGTCCCATGCTCTTTGCTAAGTGTAGTTTAATGCTTGCCAATTCTGGCGTGTTCGGTTTATACGGTTTCTCCCCGGCATACTGGCACAATTTGGCCCAGCTAATGTATTTCTTTTCATTGTTTTCTGTGATCTCAAAATCAATCATTGGTATTGTCTCCTGTTATATGCTCACTGCATTGATTAAAGTATACTGTTTATTCATTTTGCGACCATGGGCCGGGTACACAATCAAAGGAACGTCTTTTTTCCAACATTCCCGGCAATCAATACACTTGCCGTCTCTTGTATATGCTTCGCAAACACTTCCAGTAATAGGCGCGTCTTCTGCATGCTGAACAATTGTGCTGGTAGTGTTTCCCGGTATTGTCTCACCTGTTATGCTGTCGCTACTGTAACGGACAACCACATTCTGCAAGGCTTCCATCTTGTCAAATACTGCCCGGAATTTTGGGAACTTGTGCATCCTAGTTGGCAACCAATGAGAAACCCATGGTGTACGCTCCATAACATCCAGAATTTTTTCTGCTAGTTTTACACTGTAGCAGTCACCACTATCAAACCAGCGAAAGTATCTGCTATTGTCTAAAGCTTTCACCATATCATCGGCCCAGTCTTCCCGCTTCCAGTCTTTCCGATTATGCTCACGCGATGAGATTACATTCTTAAATCGGTAGTTTCCATCGGTCGCATAGCATCCCTTACAGGCATCGACCAACTCCCCGTTTTTCTTTTTACTTCCCGGGCACGTATCTAATGCCTGTAGCGACCAACTGAAACATGGCATTTTTGATGGTTTGGATAGTTTAATCATTGTTATTGTCTCCTCAATTGTGGCGCATCCTTGCGCCTTGTCTACTTTACTGTGCCTTGATAGTCTGGATAGCTTCCTGTGCCATCTTGATTTGCTTGTTAGACATCGCGCTCCTAATCATTCCTTCCAGCAGTCTAATAGCTGTCTCTGTCTGTCCCGCTTTGTGGTAATTCATGATAAAATCTATCTGCTTTTGAATTGTCATTGGTTGTCTCCTCATGTATTACAGTCTTAATTAACTGTATAGGTACACTGTATAGAATGGCTGTATAGACTGTCAAGCATTTATTTTAACTTTTTTGGATGTTGTACATTTTTTAACCAATAGCATTCTTTCTTCTACTATATGCCAATCTGTATTGGCTGCTGTATTGTTTTCTATGTGGTACTTCTCACACTCTCACACTTGCCTCTTCAGACTGACTCACCAGTCAGTTATGACTCGTCAGTCAGTATATGCCGAGCCTATGCTAGGAATGATTCTCATTAGCAAACAAGAACGATTCTCATTAGCAACTGCAAACGATAATGATTCTCATTCAAGGAAGTGGGGTCTGAAGAGGGGACGGGGAGGGCGTAGTCGGCAGCGTCGCTCTATATGTAGCCACCCAGATACAAAAAAGAGTGAAATTGGGAGTAAAAAAGAGGCTAGTAGTGGGTATGACTGGGGAGTGTACGTTATTGAAAACTAAGGAGAAATACTAAGGAGGACAATCTGCGCATAGTCCTCTGCTATGTCAGTGTAAAAGGACTAGAAAGTGCGCATAGTCCTGAGAAGGACAGTCAACCAAATACCACCCACAGCTCTCTTTGTAAAAAAGACTTGACAAATTAAAAAAAGTATGGTATAATATATAGACTAATAAGAATTACACAGATTCAAATAGCATAGTTCTAGTAGCGTAATAGCAAAGCAATAGCAAACATACCTACTAACATACAACAATTCCCTCAAAGACCACTAAAAGCACTTAGTGATAATCTCAGAGAAACTAATGAGTTCTACACCAAAGAAAAAGCGTGGAAGACCGCCAAAAGCTCTTGTAGAAAGCAAGAAGGCTGGTAGTAGAGGTGTACGTGGACGACCACCCGGTGATGCCGCTGCAATAGCAGAGTTCAAAGCGAGACTCCTAGCATCACCAAAGTCACGCAAAGTGATGGACTCTATTCTCAATGCAGCACTCGATGACGATCATAAGAACCAAGCTGCTGCATGGAAGCTATTGATGGACAGAATGTTACCTCTGTCTTACTTTGAGAAGGATAAAGTGGGTGGTGGTAAGAGTGCCATCAGTATTACGATAAGTGGTGTCGGTGAAACCACTATCTCCTCTTCAGACGAACAGAATGATACTGAAGAGTTTATAGAGGCAGAGCGCATCGATGATTGATCTAAAGTTCTTTACTATTGACGAATTCAACTGTCAGTACAGCGGTGAGAACGAGATGAAAGACTCTTTCTTGCAGAAGCTAGATCAATTACGGTATATGTGTGCCTTTCCCTTTGTGATTACTTCCGGGTATCGCTCTGCTGACCACCCAATAGAAGCCAAGAAGGACACCCCGGGTACTCACGCTCAGGGCATAGCTGCTGACATCCAAGTAAACAGCGGGGCTGAGAAGTACAAAATAGTTCAGAACGCCATGGCTATAGGATTTACTGGTATTGGTATTGCTAACACCTTTGTTCATGTAGACACTAGAACAACGACTCCCGTTATTTGGACGTACAATTAACTAAGACTTCCCAACAATCTCTCAATCGTGTATCAGATTAGGGGTAAATTAGCTCTGATTGTACTTTCCAATAAGGAAAGCTCTCCAAACAGACTATATGAGTAAATCAATGGAAAAAGTAACCACTAAAGCCAAAGAGTTTTCTGAAAGTCTTGGTCTTAAAATCTCTACAGCAGAGAATCTTTCTGTAGGAAACACCTTTATCGGCCTGACCGTTTACGCTGTCGTGGTAACACTTATCCTCATACTGTGACCGACTTAAAAGTAGAGCTGCTTGACTGGCAGAAAGAAGTCTTTAACGACAGCTCTAGGTTCAAAGTAATAGCTGCCGGAAGGCGTACAGGCAAGTCTCGCCTAGCTGCTTGGATGTTAATCATCAACGCACTCCAAGTCGAAAGAGGCCATGTCTTTTACGTAGCCCCCACTCAGGGACAAGCCAGAGACATTATGTGGCAGACGCTGCTGGAGCTGGGACACCCAGTCATAGCAGGTAGCCACATCAACAACCTGCAAGTAAAGCTAGTCAACGGAGCGACTATCTCACTGAAGGGTGCTGACAGACCAGAGACTATGCGTGGTGTATCGTTGAAGTTCTTGGTCATGGACGAGTACGCTGACATGAAGCCAGAGGTGTGGGAACAAATCCTGCGCCCTGCTCTAGCTGACCAGAAAGGCTCTGCGCTGTTCATTGGTACACCGATGGGGCGCAATCACTTCTACGAGCTGTACAAGTACGCAGAGCTAGGAGATGATGAAGACTTCAAAGCGTGGCACTTTACCAGCTACGACAACAACCTGATAGAAGCCTCTGAGATAGACAGAGCAAAACGCTCGATGTCTTCTTACGCGTTCAGGCAGGAGTTCATGGCTTCCTTTGAGGCGATGGGTTCTGAGATGTTCAAGGAAGAGTGGGTACGCTACGAGGAAGAAGAGCCTAGTGGCGGTGAGTATTACATAGCTATCGACTTGGCTGGCTTTGAAGAAGTAGGAAAGAAACGCACAAAGAACACCAAGCTGGACTCGACAGCTATTGCTGTTGTTAAAGTACAAGACGATGGTAGTTGGTGGGTAGCTAATATCATCACAGGAAGGTGGGACTTAAACACCACTGCTGAGAAGATACTACAGGCCGTACGAGACTACAAACCTATCTCGGTAGGTATAGAGAAGGGTATCGCTAGACAGGCTGTTATGTCCCCTCTGAGCGACCTGATGCGTAAGTACAACACCTTCTTCCGCTGTGATGAACTAACACACGGCAACAGAAAGAAGACTGACAGAATTATGTGGGCTTTGCAGGGACGCTTTGAGAACGGAGTAGTCTCTCTGAACAAAGGGGAGTGGAACATGAAGTTCTTGGATGAACTCTTCCAGTTTCCTAACGACCTAGTACATGACGATACAGTCGATGCTTTGGCCTATATCGACCAACTAGCAAACGTAGCCTACGGTATAGGTAATATACCACAAGAAGAGTACGAGTTTATAGATGTGGTATCAGGATACTAATTTATGAAAGATAAAGAGATGTTCATGGAGACGCTAGAGTCTTGGCTGGAAGTCAAGCTGGACGGTTGGCGTGACCACTTCGAAGCAAACTACGCAGACAAGTTTGACGAATACTATCGCCTGTGGCGTGGTATCTGGTCTGCTGAAGACCGTACAAGAGACTCAGAGCGTTCCCGTATCATCAGCCCTGCATTACAGCAGGCTGTTGAGTCTTCTGTAGCAGAGATTGAAGAAGCTACGTTTGGTCGTGGTAAGTGGTTTGACATTAAAGATGACCGCAATGACCCTGAGAAGGCTGACATTGTATACCTGCGTGAGCAGCTCCACGAAGACTTCTCACAGAACAAAGTCCGTAAAGCTGTAGCTGAGTCACTCATCAACGCTGCTGTGTTTGGTACTGGCATCGCTGAGGTTGTCCTAGAGGACGTTAAAGAGATGGCTCCTGCTACCCAGCCTATCATGGGTGGTGAGCTACAGGCAGTAGGTGTAAACATCGTAGAGAAGACTACGTGCAAACTGCGTCCTATCATGCCACAGAACTTTCTTATAGACCCTGTGGCTACTTCTGTTGAAGAGGCTATGGGTGTAGCTATTGATGAGTTTGTTCCTTATCACTACGTGGAGCAGATGCAGGAGAAAGGAGTATTCAAGGATGTCCACGTTGGTGAAGCATCTCCTGACTTTGACATAGAGCCAGACCAAGAGCTTACTCGTTATGAAGACGATAAAGTAAGACTGACTAAATACTACGGTCTAGTACCAAAGCACCTTCTTGATGATATTGATATTGACGAAGACGATGAAGTAGTCGATCTCAGCGACACTGAAGAAGAGGAAGGTTACTATGTAGAAGCCATCGTAGTGCTGGCTAACGGTGGTATTCTGCTGAAGGCAGAGCGTAATCCTTACATGATGCAAGACCGTCCTATCGTGGCTTTCCCGTGGGATGTAGTACCCGGAAGGTTCTGGGGTCGTGGAGTCTGTGAGAAGGGCTACAACAGCCAGAAGGCTTTGGATGCAGAACTGCGAGCTAGAATTGATGCTCTGGCTCTGACAGTACATCCCATGATGGCTATGGACTCTACTCGTATTCCAAGAGGAAGTCGCTTAGAGGTCAAACCCGGTAAGCTGATTCTGACTAACGGAGACCCACGTGAGGTACTTCAGCCCTTTAACTTCGGTCAGGTAAACCAGATAACCTTCGCACAGGCCGCAGAGCTACAGAAGATGGTACAGACCGCTACTGGTGCTATCGACTCTGCTGGCATACCCGGTTCAATCAATGGGGAGTCTACCGCTGCTGGTATCTCCATGTCTCTTGGTGCAATCATCAAACGCCACAAGCGTACTTTGATTAACTTCCAAGAGTCTTTCATCATACCATTTGTAACAAAAGCAGCTCACAGGTATATGCAGTTTAACCCTGAGAACTATCCTGTAGCTGACTACAAGTTTGTTGCTTCTAGCTCTCTGGGAATCATTGCCCGTGAGTACGAAGTTACTCAGCTTGTCCAGTTGTTGCAAACTATGTCAGCAGACTCTCCATTGTATCTCTCTCTGATACAGTCAATCATAGACAACATGAACTTGTCTAACCGTGAGGAATTGATTGAGCAGCTAACACAGGCAAGCCAGCCTAACCCTGAAGCACAGCAAGCAGCTCAGGCAACACAGCAGGTACAGCTTGAGTTCCAGCAGTCACAGACTAACGCACTCAATGGTCAGGCTGCTGAGTCTCAGGCGAGAGCGCAGAAGATTGCTGCTGAGACACAGGCTATCCCTATTGAGTTAGAAAACGACAGGCTTAGAGCCGTTACTACCAACATTAAAGCTGGCGATCAGGACGACAAAGAGTTTGAGCGTAGGATTAAACTAGCCAATACGCTCTTGAAGGAACGAGAAATAGCTGTAAAGGAGCAACCTAATGGTCAGTAATAGAGAGCTGGAAGCGGTAGTAGCTCAAGTAAACGCTGAGTTTGAAAGACTCAACAAAAGGATAGCGGAGCTAGAAAATGCCAGAGAAGAAGAAAAAAGACCCACGCCTAGCAAGAGTAGGAGTAAGCGGGTACAACAAACCAAAGAGAACTCCGAGTCATCCAACTAAGTCTCATGTCGTTGTCGCTAAGTGCGAAGACGGTACGATAAAGACTATCAGGTTTGGACAGCAGGGTGTTAAAGGTGCTGGTAAAAATCCTAAGTCTGATAAAGAGAAAGCAAGACGGGCTTCTTTTAAAGCAAGACATAAGAAGAACATTGAGAAAGGCAAGTGTTCAGCAGCTTACTGGGCTGACAAGGTTAAGTGGTAATGACAAAAGTTAATGCAGAAAAGTTAGACACAATCTTTTTTATCATTCAAAACACGGCAGGTCACTGGACTAACGAAGAAGTCATGCAGATGTA